CAATAGTAAAGCCCTTCAGAAAAATGCCAGACTTCTTCAGGCCTGTATACGATCAGAGTCTAGGATCTAGTCCAAAGAAGGCGTTACGTTTTTATAGAACATCTAAGAAGGGTAAGCTGGCAGACACTGAGATTGGTATGCCAGAACTGGAGTCGGAGATTGATTATCGCGCAAGTGACGAGAAGGCCTATGACGGATATAAGCTTCACAGGTATGTGCGAGACGAGGCTGGTAAGACAGAAGAGGCAGATGTATGGGAGTCGCACCTGGTTGTTCAGTATTGTTTTGAAGAAAACGGTGCATCTGTAGGCAAGGCTATATATACAACTACGGTAGAGGAGATGGAGGCTGGTGGCGCTCAATTTAAAAAACTTTGGGAGTCAAGTAATCAGCGAGAGCGAAATGATAATGGTAAAACAAAAAGTGGACTTTATAGATTCTTTACCCCAGTGTTTCAGAACTGGAGGTTTGACAAATACGGATCTCCATTAGAAGAAGAAGCAAAAACTTATTTCTTAAATGAAAGGGCTAGTCAGCAAAACGATCCAAGAACATTATCTTCTATTATTAGAAAGAAACCTTTTACTCCAGATGAAGCATTTAGGATTGATGGCAACAAGTGCCTTTACAACGCAATGAAGTTAAACGACCAAATAGATAAGATTAGTTGGATGACAAATGTAACAACTAGGGGAAACCTTGTTTGGCAAAATGGCGAGCGTGATGGTAAAGTACTTTGGGAGCCGAACCCGCATGGAAGATGGGAAGCTGCATGGGTTTTTGAAGATGAACAACAAACGAACAATGTTCTAAACAAGGGCGGCAAAAAATATCCACAAAATAAGACTAAATTTGTGATTGGAATAGACCCTTTCGACCACGACACAACCGTTGACGAAAGGCGTTCCAGTGGTGCTGCCGCTATATTGAAGAAGTATGGTAGCGCTGACGGAGATGAGATGGGGTATGCATTTGTAATGTTGTATGTCTATCGTCCCCAGACAGCTGCTATCTTTTATGAAGACATGATTAAGACATGTCATTTCTTTGGTACACCCATGTTGTTCGAGGACAACAAGGTTGGCATCAAGCGCTACTTTGAAGAGCGTGGGTATGAAGAGTTCTTACTCTGGTTGCCTAACTCTATAAAGCCAGGCATCTCTGGTCATAAGAAAACACACCAAGAGATTGCGGAAGCAACAGAATCCTATATAGAAGAAAACTCAACTAAGGTGTTTTTTAAGTCATTACTAACTGATTGGTTAGAGTTTGACATAAACAACACAACAAAGTATGACGCTGCCATGGCAGCAGGTTATGCCTTGATCGCAGACCAGCTTATTATAAGTAAACAAAAGATTAAGAAAGAGGTCGTAGAAATAGGCAAACTGTTCAAAAGCTATAAAATAGGATAGAATGGCTCAAACACCGTATCCCGATCACTTAATTGACCCTCGTCAAAAAGACAGTGCCTGGATTAAGAAGTACATGAAAGCTGCGTGGTCAGAGTTTGATACTCTCTCCCCAAAAATTTTTTACAACATTCGTCAGCAGTACCAGACGATCAAGTCTTACGTTCAGGGTAATCAAACCATTAACAAGTATAAGCCTTGGATGGGAGTTGACGAAGATGATGATGAAACATATCTTAACATTGACTGGAGTGTAATTCCAATTGTTCCTAAGTATAGGAGAATTGCGCTTTCAAAGCTATATAAAGCTGGATACAATATTGTAGCTAGCCCAATAGACCCATCAGCCATTGAGGCAAAAGAAAGAGAGCTGGCTGAAATCAAGACCAGGATTGCATTGCGTGAGGAGCTAGAAAAACTAGATCCATCCGTTGCTCAAGAGTTGCCTCAGTTGCAACCTATGCCTGGCGATCCTACTGACATTGAAGAACTGGAGATCTTCTCTGAGTACACTTATAAGCATCGTTTGGCGATTGAGATGGAGGACGCTATAAAGTTAGTGTTCTATCAAAATGGGTTGCCAGAAATCCGCAAACAAATCATTGATGATATGTTTGACTACGGAGTTGCTGGATATAAGGATTGGATTGATAGCAACGGGGCTGTGAGAGTACGCAGAGTAAACCCAGAAAATTTGGTAGTAAGTTACTCTGACAAGAAAAACTTTACAGATGCGCAGCATGTTGGAGAAGTAATTGAGATGACAATCTCAGAGCTTAAACAATGGGCAGGCGATCAGTTCCAGGAAGACGAGTACCGTAAGATTGCAGAAGGCGTTGCTGGCAAGTTTGGAAACCCAAGATTCCTTCCTGAGAATGGAATGGTTAATAGGGGTTATGACAAATGGAAGATTCGTATCCTTGATATGGAGTTCTTCTCAGTTAACGAAGATGTATATGAGCAGCGTGTAAACCGCAGAGGTAACAAAGTTTTTGGCCTTACTAACTACGGATCAAAAAATAACAAGAAAGAAAAATACGTAAGAACATCTTACAAAGTTGTATACAAGGGTTGCTGGATTGTTGATACAGATTACTGTTTCAATACTGGTTTAGCAACTGATATGAAAAGAACAAAGAGTAATCTAGTAGATACTGAACTTAGTTATCACCTTTATGCTCCAGACTTTTATCGCATGAAGGCGGTTGGTATCATGGAACAGTTGATGCCAATTGCAGACCAGATACAAATTGCGTGGTACAGATTACAGAATGTAATTAACTCTGCAAGACCAAAGGGTATTAGTATTGAGATGGGTGCATTAGAAGATGTGCCATTGGGTAAAGGTGGTGAGGCGATGGAACCAATGAAACTTATTGACCTTTTTGAAAAGAAAGGTATATTGGTTTATCGCAAAACAGACATGCAGGGCAGACAGATGAACTATCGCCCGATTGAAGAATTGAATAACGGACTTGGAAACGAGGCCGTGCAGTACTTTAATCTAATTCAGTCGTATGTTCAAATGATCCGCGACATAACTGGTCTTAATGAATTAACCGATGGATCAACTCCTGATCCAAAGATGTTGACCACTGTTGCTCGTGCAGCAATGGAGGGAAGCAATAATAGTCTTCACCATATTCTTGAGGGAGATCGTATGTTGCTTGAGAAAGTAGCAAGTGCAGTTGTTCTAAGAATCCAAGACGCTATCAAGTACGGTCCTATTGAGGGATACATTAAAGCTCTTGGTAAGAACACTGTTGATTTTATTAAGGTGTCTACAGATGTTAGCGCAAGTGAATATGGAATTCAAATAGAAAACAAACCTACTGATGCGGAGCGTCAAAGGTTACAAGCTTATATACAGGCATCTCTTGGAGATGGTGTCAACGGTGTCCTTGATATGGAAGACGCGATCTTCATCGAGTCTGTTGACAACTTAAAGATGGCTCAAAAGGTTTTGGCTTATAGAATAAAAAAGAAGCGGAACCAGCGAATGCAAGAGGCCCAAGCCCAGCAAGCAATGAACGCTCAGGTTCAACAACAGGCAGCACAGGTTGCAGAACAAAGCAAGCAACAGACCATCCAAACGGAGATGACGCTAAAGGCTCAGATTGTAGAACTTGAGAAGAAGTATGACTTGGCTATCCTGGAGAAGAAATATCAATACGAAATAGAATTAGAAAAATTAAGAAGTGGCTCAAAGGTTGATGTGGCAAAGGTTTACAATGACAGAGAACCTAACACCGCCCCAATAAACCTGGGTAATCCAATGTTGCCAGAATCGCTGGATATGCAAAATCAAATGATGCAACAGATGATGCAACAACAAAACCCTATGCCATCAAATTAATGTTGGAAATTCAGTAATTTTGTTTTAAAATCAATCAACCATGGATTTAAGATTAGCAAATGAGCAAGATCTCAATGCGTCCGAATCAACAACCGAACAAAACGAACAACAACAGGAATCAGCGGTAGTCGAGTCGAACACCACTGAGACTGTTGAAAAGGCAGAAACGGTAGAAGCTAAAACTAGCGAAACAGAAAGTAGTGAAAGCAATACTGTTAAGCCTCTAACAAAA